AAATCTGGTAATTGGTGGGAGCATAATCCACAACGAGGACGTGCAAACAATTCGGCAACATTAATGCGTCATAAATTAACAAAAGAATTCTTTATGGATTTATGGAAACGTGTTGAATTGTCAGGAGCAGGCGAACCGGGAATTTATTTGACAAATGATAAAGATTGGGGAACAAATCCATGTTGTGAAATTGCACTACGACCATTTCAGTTCTGTAATTTATGTGAAGTTAACGCGTCTGACATCGAATCACAAGAAGATTTAGAAGCAAGAGTACGAGCAGCTGCATTCATTGGAACACTTCAAGCCGGTTACACTGATTTTCATTATCTTCGTCCGATATGGAAACGTACGACTGAGAAAGATGCTCTCATCGGAGTATCAATGACAGGAATCGGTTCTGGTACGGTATTAGGCTATGATATGAAAGCTGCTGCAAAAGCAGTTAAAGAAGAAAACGAACGTGTAGCTGAATTGATTGGAATTAACAAATCAGCTCGTACTACCACAGTTAAACCTGCAGGAACAACATCATTAGCATTAGGAACATCATCAGGTATTCATGCATGGCACAATGATTATTATATTCGTCGTATTCGAGTAGGAAAGAACGAAGCAATTTATTCATACCTAGCAATCAATCATCCAGAATTAATTGAAGATGAGTATTTCCGTCCACATGACACTGCAGTTATTTCAATTCCTCAAAAAGCACCAGAAGGCGCTATTATGAGAACAGAATCTCCATTCCAATTATTAGATCGTATTAAAAAAGTACATTTAGAATGGGTTAAACCAGGACACCGATCAGGAAATAATACTCACAATGTATCAGCTACCGTATCATTGAGAGATGATGAATGGGACTTGGCAGGAGAATGGATGTATGAAAATCGGGAACACTATAACGGATTATCAGTTTTACCCTATAATGGAGGAACTTATACTCAAGCTCCTTTCGAGGATTGTACCAAAGAAACATATGAACAGATGATGAAATCTCTTCATAATATTGATTTGAGTCAAGTAATTGAATTAGATGACAATACGGATCTCGCTGGAGAATTAGCGTGTGCCGGCGGAGCGTGTGAGATTAAATAATGATACAATCAGCATCAAAAGATTGGATACAACAACAGTTCGTGAGGGAGTTTGGAAACAAGCTCCTTCCAACAGACTTTTATTATGACGATGAAACTGGATATCGCGTAATGACCGAATCATATCACAAACGCTGTGGTTCATGCTGTGGAAACGTCTGTCGACACTGTCCATATGATCCACAACATGAAAAAGGTGAAAAAACTTTGAAAACCCAATAAAATATTCTATATTATAATTAATAAATCAAGTTATGACAGATACGCACAGAAAAAATTTAGAATTGGTTAAAGTAGGGCATGCAAATGGTGTTGCACCTGGATTTCCTTTAACTGAACAAGAAAAATGGAAAATGGTAGATGCAGCTGCAGAAGCATATGGAAATTTCTTAGATGCGTTAGGCTGCGATTGGCGTAATGATCCAAATAGTTCAGATACTCCCCGCCGAGTTGCAAAAGCATATGTATTTGATTTGTGGTCTGGCAGATATACAGAAATGTCAGATATTACCGCATTTCCAAGTGATGGTTATGATGGCATTGTTCAGGAAAGTAATATACCGGTAACATCGATGTGTTCACATCATCACGAAACCATTATGGGTAATGTTAGTATTGCTTATATTCCAGCCAAAGATGGAAAAGTTGTCGGACTTAGTAAATTGAATCGAATCGTAGAGCATTTTGGTAGACGTGGCGCAATTCAAGAACAATTAACTGTTGCTATACATAATGCTATTGATCAAATATGCGAAGGCAATTTAGGAGTAGCTGTAATGATTAATGCAACTCACAATTGCGTACAGTGCCGCGGCGTTAAACATAGAGGCGCATCGATGCAAACATCAAAGCTTTCGGGTGCTTTCTTAGACGATCCAGCAGCTCGAGCAGAATTTTATAAAAACATGGAATTTGCAACTAGTTGTAAACATAATCATTAACCAGGTTGTAGATTATGGAGGTCGTATATATTTATATTAAAGGAGTCTTTAATGTTTGTATATATGACTACATGTAATATTAACGGCAAAAAGTATGTCGGCAAATATGAAGGAAAAGAAACTGATTTATATTTAGGTTCCGGTAAATTATTACGACGTGCCATACGTAAATATGGTTTAGAAAATTTTACCCGTATAATATTGGAACGATATCAAACAGCTGAGGAAACTAGATTAGGAGAACAATATTGGATATCAAAATTCAATGCAGTTGATTCAGATGAGTTTTATAATATAGCCGCCGGAGGTGAAGGCGGAAATACATATGCTGGTATACGGGGTTCTCATAGAATTCAATTAATTGAAAAACTAAAACAACGTAAAAAACCGGAGCCTCGACCTAATATGACAGTTATATTAGATCTAATGGCAAACGAACGAAAGTCAGTACATATCAATGAGTTTACACAGACTTCGTATTATGTAGGACAACAATGCAACGGGATATATATTACTCCATATGGCGTATTTTCTTCTCTATTAAAAATGTCAATTGATATCGGAATTGATATGAGTAGCATGAAAAAGAAATGCGTGAATAATACCATGTTTATACGAAAATGTCATCTGCAAGGTTTGAAAGAAGGGACAGAATATTATATTGATATTATAACTAATATAGGTAAAACCTTTAAGGATATTGGATATGATTTTATATCAATTGACAAACTTTTATATAAAGACTTGGAATTTTATAAACAATTAAATATATTAAAATAAAACTATGGCACGGTATTTAAGTACAAAAAGATTTGATAATTACTCAGTTGCAATACGCCAATGGAAAGCTCAACATTCTCATTGTCAGCTTCTCCACGGATATGCACTTAAGTTTAAAGTTTGGTTTGCATCTAATGAACCAGATATTGATAAACAATTAGATGATATGAATTGGATTGTTGATTATTCAGGATTTAAACCTGCTCCGCAAGGTAATGGATTAAAAGATTGGATGAACCATATGTGGGATCATACTACACTTATTCAAGCTGATGATCCATATCGAGATATGTTTGAGATGCTTCAAGTATCCGGTTTAGCAAAAGTGCACTTCTTAGAAAAGATGGGTGCCGAATCATGTGCTAAATTAGTTTATGATAAATTCAATGAAGTATTGTCAAAGACCGATGCTGGTCGATGTAAATGCATCAAAGTAGAATGTTTTGAAAACGATAATAATTCTAGTATATATGAAGAGTAATGATCAATACATGTCCCTGTATGATTACAGTGGTAAAGCATCTCGCGAATCCGGATTAGGTCAAAAGGTGTATGAAGCTGCAAAGGAAAAAAACATTCACGTTATATATCAAGATTTACCGCCGGACTTATCAAGACCAGAATACAATCGAGTAGCAACATATCCTAAGTCATTTTTAGATGAATATTTTGGTAAGACTACACCTAGTGATACATTTGCTTCTGAACTAGCACATTCTGATTTAGTTTATTTGATTGAAAGATTAGAAGCATTAGAAAAAAAGTTTGCAGAAGCAATAAAGAAATTAGAAACAAATGTTGCCGATAATATTAAGTCAGTCGATGACGACTTACCATTTTAAAGAATTTATGAAACCAGGAAGAATAACAGACTACAACAAAACGTTACCGATCGTAGAATTGTACCGATGTGTGCAATCAGAAGGAAGTCGTTTCGGTAGACCAACTATTGCAGTAAGAACAACCGGATGCACACATCGATGCTATTTTGGTGAGGGTGGATGGTGTGATTCGTGGTATACATCAATACATCCAGAAAAAGGTACTTTTACATTCAATGATATTATTAAAATTTACGACGAAAATCCACATATTAAAGAAATGATGTTAACTGGAGGATCACCAACAATGCATCCGGCACTAGTTAATGAATTGACACATTTTGCACATGAAAGAGATATTCTTATTACTATTGAAACTGAAGGTTCTCATTATATTGAAACTGATTACCCTATTGGCCTCCTTTCTATTAGTCCTAAGTTTGCCAATAGCATACCCGTTGTGGGTGTTGCTACACCGCAAGGGACGATTACGGATGAAAAGATGGTTAACCAACACAATAAATTCCGTCTCAATCACGAAGCGATAGATTTCATGTTAGCATATCATACGGATTATCATTACAAACCAGTTTGGGATGGCACTACGGAAAATTTACATGAAATTGAATTGTTTAGGATTCAACATAATATTCCAAAAAACAAAACATACGTTATGCCGGCCGGCGATACTAGAGAGGAACTTGTTAAGATGTATCCGTTAGTATTCGAAATGTGTGCAGAACATGGTTATAACATGACAGGAAGAGACCACATAATAGCATGGGATACGCGCCGCGGGGTGTAATCTGCATTTAATACTAAAAAAAGAATATAATGTACATATTTATAATAAAGGCTTGATATGACATATGTACGAACCGAAAAAATAGGAACGAAATATAAATTTATTCATGGCAGAACTTGCGATATTTGTAATTCATATTATGAAACCGTTAAAGCAAATAAAACTGCAGTAACTGCTAAAAATAGTTGGTGTAGTTTAGAATGTAGAAAAACATATTTTAAACAAACTGCATACAAAACACTAGAATGTAAATTTTGTAACAATATGATAAATGTTTATAAATCAAATATATTTAAGTTTTGTAGTCATAAATGTTATACGGAATATGCAAAAATACATCCAGCTGAGTTTGGATTAGATATTCGGTCAGCTCATATGAGAAAGTATTCAAACACGCCAGAAGCAATTGCAAAAGGTATACAGACAAAAAAAGAAAAAGGTTTGATACAACAATGGGTAGATGAACGAAACATTGAATGGAAAAAATATTGGAAAGTGTGTAATTATCATACCAGACGAATGCGTAAAATAATGTTAGAAACATGGGACGGATATGATTATATTGATGGCGAATACATAAAAGATAATTTATCATTACATTATTCAGATAAAAATTATCCTAGTTTAGATCATATTAAACCTCGCAGTAAATGTTTTGAAGAAGGAATGACAGTTAGGGAATGTTGTGATCCATCTAATTTAGCTTGGACGAAGAGAATAAATAATAGTAGAAAATATAACAAATAACAGAACATATGAAATCATTACAAGACCAAAATCTTAAAATAAAGATTCAAATTTTAGATGCTGAAGACAATGTACTTATATCATCGGTAATATCTCAACAACAAGTTCATGACTTAAATGTATACCATGGTATTAGTGGGGTAAATGAAGCATATCATATGTTGTTAGATGAATTAGAGAAAAAACAACAGGCAGAACAATGAATTGGACAACGACAACAACATTTGGAAATTACCAAATTAATTATATTTTAACAAAATGAAACAAGTATTATATTTTTCAGCAGAATGGTGTGGTCCATGCAAAATGATAAAACCACAAATACAGCAACTACAATCTAAAATGTCAATTACGTTTATTGATGCTGATATCAGTCCAGATACATGTAGAAAATACAATGTACGAAATGTACCTACATTGTTAGTAATTAACAACGGTATGGAATCTGGACGATTAGTAGGTACTGCAATAAGCGCAGATGCAGTAATAAATTTGTATAATAAATAAAAGGAATAAGTTATGAATTGGAAACCAATTGGAGATCAAGTTCTTGTTAAACAGCAAGAAAAACAAGAAAAAACGGCAAGCGGTATTATTGTAATGACCGGAATGGATGATTATGTAACGTGTGATGTTATTGCAACTGGCGATGGATTATTTACACAAACAGGTGATCGAATCCCGATGACAACAAAGCCGGGTATGCAAATTAAAGTGTATAACGGTAATATCGGATCACAGAAAAAACTGACAATTGAAGGCGAAGAATATATTCTACTTAGAGAGTCAGAAATTGCAATGATAAATATTGCTCAATGATAGAATCTATCGGATGGATTAGCACGGCGTTGGTATTGTTAGGATATATTACCAACGCCAATGGCTTAACTAAAACTGCCATGATCTCTTGGATTATTGGAGATATTGGTTGGATCGTATATGATATTTTTATATATAACATCAGCCATATGTTTTTAAGTTTTGTTATAATTTGTATTAATTTATATGGCATTTATAGATTATGGAAAAAATATTAGAATTTAATCATATACAACATCGAGTATCAGAATTAGCTCAAGAAATTTCAAATGACCACATTCAATCCGGCAATATATTGCCTCCGGTAATGATATGTGTATTGAATGGTGCATTACATTTCTTTTCTGATTTAACAAGATATATGTCAATTGATTGTGAAATAGATTTTATTCGTTTGAAATCATATGACGGACAAGATAATTCAGGTGGCGTACACATTATCAAAGATTTAGAATTAGAACTCAAAGGAAAGCGAGTTTATATTGTTGATGATATTTTAGATACCGGTGCAACCATAATAGAAGCATTGCATATGATATCTAGCAAAATAGCTCTAGAAGTAAAAGTTGTCACGTTATTAAAAAGAAAATCTAGTCCAATGAACCCCGATCTTTATGGATTTGAAATTGGAGATGAATGGGTGGTTGGTTACGGATTAGATGATTATGGATTAAAACGAGAATTACGAGACATATATAAAATTAATTAAACTATGGCATATCAAGCAATCGGGTACGATAAGAAAAATGGAATAATGCACGTATGGGATGATGAATTAGGACATCAAAAATTTCCATTTCAGCCATACGGATATTTACCAAACCCAACCGGACAATATCAATCATTAGATGGAACTAAATTAGATAAAGTTCTGGGTAATCATCGCGATAATCCTAAATCATATGAATCTGATTTAAATGAAGAAGTCCGGACATTAATCGATTTGTATTATGAATCAGATGAACCATCTAAAGGACATCGCGATTTCTTTTTTGATATTGAAACGGCAAAAGATGAAAATGGATATAGTACCATCGATGATGTACGAACTGCAATTACTTCAATTGCATATTATGATAAAGCCGGCAAAGATCGACGAGTTTTAATTTTAGATGAACAGAATAGAATTAAAGACCAAGAGATACAAGGTGATGGATATACATTAGAAATATTTCGAGATGAGCGAGATTTATTAACTAGATTCATAAATAAATTTGCTGAAATACAGCCTACAGTAATTACTGGTTGGAATACTGATGGATATGATGTTCCGTATTTAATTGGTCGATGTAAAAAAGTATTAGGTGCACAAACTGTTAAAAAACTATCACCTGCAGGTATTGTTGAACAAAGTAAATCAGGCAAATGGAAAATATTAGGTGTATCTAGTTTAGATTATTTAAAATTGTATAAAAACTTTACATATACAGAATTACCAAATTATCGATTAGATACGGTTGCTAAAACAGAATTAGGCAGAGGTAAAGTTGAATATGATGGTGATTTAGATACATTGTTTACTCAAGACATTCACAAGTTTGCTTATTATAACATGACAGACGTTGATCTAGTTTATGAATTAGATGAAAAACTTCAGATGTTAAGTTTAGCACGAACGATTTGCCATAAAGGTCACGTTCCATATGAAGATGTATATTATGCATCTAAATATCTAGATGGTGCTGCAATAGTAGATTTAAAACGTAATGGTTTTGTAGCTCCCAATAAACAATTTAGATTTATTGAAGAAGAAACAATGTCTGATGCGTTAGAAGGTGCATATGTCAAAGCACCAGTACCTGGTTTATATAAATGGATCTATGACTTAGATTTAACATCACTATATCCTAGCATCATTATGACACTGAATATTTCTCCTGAAACTAAAATCGGTGTTATATCGAATTGGAATCAAGAATGCATGATGCGAGATGAACCAACTCACGCAATAATAAACGGACAGTCAATTGCAGATATCAAATCTTGGTTAGTTGAAAATAATTATAGTATTGCTAGCAATGGCACTGTTTATAGAAATGATCAACGAGGGTTCTTGCCAACAATTCTAGAAAAATGGTTTGACGAACGGGTAATATTCAAAGACAAACGAGATACTTATGAAGTTGGAACTGAAGAATATAAATTTTATGATGCTCTGCAGTTAACACAAAAAGTATTGCTCAATTCATTCTATGGTGTTTTAGGATTAAAAACATTTCGATTTCATGATTTAGATAATGCAGGCGCAATTACAGCTGTTGGCCAAAGTATAATTAAATTTTCTGGTCGTGTTATTAACAATCAATATCAAAAAGAATTAGGCATTGACCATTTTATTAATGCAAGTGGAGATAAAGCAGAATTTGCATTTTATACAGATACAGATTCAACTTTTTGTAGTAGCGAACCATTAATTACAAAACGTTTTCCGGGGTGCAATACTGAAGATGAACAGTTTATGATTGAACAAACGAATGCAATTGCATCTGAAATTCAAGGCACTGTTAATACCATGTATAATCAGTATGCTAAAGTATTTCATAATACCGATAAACATCGATTCCAAATCAAGCAAGAATACATTGCAAAATCAGGTTTGTGGATTGCAAAAAAGAGATATGCTCAATGGGTTATATTTAGAGAAGGCAAACCTACAGATAAATTAGATGTAAAGGGATTAGATGTTGTTAGGTCAAGTTTTCCTACGGATTTCAAAAAGATAATGAAAGAAACACTTTGGTATATTCTCAAAGGAAGAGACAAACAAGAAACATCTACATTGATACATGATTTCAAAAGTAATATTAAGAAATCAGAAATATTGAATATTATGAAGAATTCAAGTGTTAAAGAATTATCTAAATATATAAAAGGACGAAAACCATTTACGGGATATATAAAAGGATCTACGGCACATGTTAAATCCGCTATCAATTTCAATGATATGTTAACACGATTAGATACTGATATATTGCCTATATCTGACGGTGAGAAAATTAAATGGGGCTACTTGCTTAATAATCCATATGGATTCAATACAATTGCATTACGAGGATATCAAGATCCCCCGGAGATAGTTGCATTTGTAGAACAATATATTGATAGAAATAAAATGTTTACATCAGATCTAAGTAATAAATTTGACGATTTTTATTCAGCAATGGGATGGGGTCAATTACCAGAAAATAATAATGCAAATAAATTTTTTACATTTGGAAAGTAGTAATTATTTTATTATAATAAGGTATGATTGGTTATAGAACTCATTGGTATGGTAAAGAAGTAGAAGGTCGTTTTACCGACATCGAAACATTATTTATTGCAGATATCAAAGCACTTGATAAAATTGTACAAGGAAAAATTGCTCATGTTTATTTTTGTTCAGGTGCTACGGCACAATTAATTGAACATAATAAATGGGATATGGTATTTAAAATGATATCTGATACTAGCTTCGTAACAATCGAAGTTACTCCGGGTATGTTAGAAAAAATACCTCCAATGATTAGAATTCGTGCACACATCTTATTAATGTTAGATTGCAAAGATGCTGAATTATTAAAAAAGACAGACAGCATAAAAGTTGTGTATGCAGATTATTCATTGTATTGTACAACTGTGCACAATATGCAACAAGTAACACCTGATGATTATAAATTTGACAGACAATGAAAATAGGAGTTATAGCAGGTAATTTTGATGTAATACATCCAGGTTATATTTACATGTTTAAAGAATGTGAAAAAAATTGCGATCAATTGATAATTTTATTGCATGAAGATCCAACAATTGAGCGTCCGACAAAGTTAAAACCGGTATTGTCAACATATGAACGCCGCGAGATGTTAACGTATCTTGTTAAAGGATGCATAGTAATGACTTATAATACAGAAGCTGAATTAACATTCTTATTACAATCAATTGAACCGGATGTTAGATTTTTAGGCGATGATTATCGATTTGCAGACTTTACCGGTGCAGAATTAAGAATTCCTATTCATTATATTGATAGATTTCACGGATGGTCGACAACAAAATATAAACAGTTAATTTCAGATGAAGTACAGCGTAGTAGTAACATTTAGTATCGAAGGATTTCATAATTGGCCTTCTGCCAAAGATATTTTTCCAGAAGTAGCATTCTTATCGGATAGACACAGACATATGTTCGGATTTCGTTGTTATGCAACAGTAACACATACGGACCGAGATAAAGAATTTATTTTATTGAATCGTGAAATAAAAAGATGTCTTCAATTATATTTTGAAAAAGATGTTACCAATGTATTAGAATTTGGATCAATGTCTTGTGAAGCTATTGGTGAATGGTTATTAGATCAGTTTCCAGAATTATACAAAGTAGAAGTATTTGAAGATTGGGAGAATGGTGCAATCATTGAAAGATAAGATGAAGATATTTTTAGTAGACATAGAATCAGTACCAACACGGTATACTTGTGAGTGGAAGACACATATTCCAAAATTATTACGAGATAACGGGTTTGATGTTGTAGTTGTAGAGGGAGATTTAACAATCCCAGAAGCAACGACACCCGGAGCTTTTTTAAATTTCGGTGGTACTAATATGTATAAAGCAACACAAGTACATAAGTTAGCAGAATTGTTTACGCGTGGGCTTATCAAACCAGGAGACCATATTATTTTTACAGATGCATGGCATCCAGGCGTTATCAATGTAAAATATATGAGCGAACTTCTAAATATTCCCGTTGTAATGCATGGGTTATGGCACGCGGGTTCATATGATCCAAATGATTTTTTAGGTCGTCTCGTAGGAGATACGCCCTGGATACGACACGCTGAACAAGCAATGATTGCATCATATGATCATAATTGGCTAGCAACGGCAGCACATTTTAATTTAATGCGTAAAACATATGATATATTTTTAAATCAAACGTTTAATAAAACGGGCTGGCCAATGGAATATACACGTGATATGATTACAGCTAGACCTTGGAATCAAAAACAAGATATTATTGTATTTCCACATCGAATTGCACCAGAAAAGCGTTTAGATTTATTTCAAAAACTTGCAAGTAGACCTGAATTATCACACTATCGATTTTGTGTAGCAATGGAAATGAACTTAAATAAACGACAATATCATGAATTACTTCAACGTGCACGATTTGCAGTATCATTTGCAGAACAAGAAACATTGGGCATTTCAATGTATGAATCAGCCTGCGCAGGGGCTTGTCCAATTGTACCTACTAGATTATCATATGTAGAAATGTATGATCCAATGTTTAAACATGCAAACAGCGTTGATGATGCAGTAAATACAATTTTAAAATACGAGAAGATGGATTTATCTAAACAAATTGAAAAATTAGTAGATAAATTGCATACTAATTATTTTTCAGCAATTAAATTAATTAATAAACTAAAGGAATACGATGGAAGAAAATAAAAAGTTCATATACTTTCCTTCATTATCTGCAGGATCAATGGTATCTGCATTTAAGAAAGATATGAAATTTTCAAATGGAGATCCTGTAAAGTTTTTCGATTCACGTTATCCAAAAGAATGGAGGCATCCATATTTTTTGGTTACGGCCGGACATCATTACAAGAAAATGGATTTTCGTGATCAACTAGGATTAGAAAAAGATGTACTAGTATTTGGTGACTCTGGAGGCTATCAGATAGCAACCGGAGCATTACCGTATAGTAATGCATTACGAGAAAAAATCTTTCATTGGTTAGAAGCAAATTCAGATGTAGCTGCTAATTTAGATATTCCACCAAAGACTAAATATAAAAATAAATTTGCAGAATGTGCAGATATTAGTTATGATAATTTTGCTTGGTTTGAAAAAAATCAGAGTGGAAAAACTAAATTCTTAAACATGTTGCAAGGATCGAATACCGATGAGTATACATGGTGGTATCATAAATTTAAGCATTTTGATTTTCAAGGATGGGCGATTGGAGGTCCTCAAAAATTAGTGGATTTCATGTTTGCTATATCTTTGATGTTGAAAGAACGAGAATTTGAAAATAAACGTTTAGAATATGTTCACTTATTAGGAATTAGTAAGATTTCAGATTTCTTTATTCTGTCAACGTTACAGAAACTAATGAATGAATTAACTGGTAATAGAATTTATATAACAACAGATTCAAGTTCGCCAGGACAATATCCGGTATTTGGAACATATTTGCATTCTACAAATTACAAAACACAAACATTCTCAGAATTATATTTTCCTAAAAATGCTGAATATCGCAGACAAGCACATATTCGTCAAGGTAAAACCGGAGAAGTTGCAATCGATTTAACTCAACATGTTCCATGTGTATTAGGATGTCCTGCGTGTGAAGATTTTACATATGACTATTTAGGAGGACAAACATCCACCGGATTAGATCGATATTCACAAGAAGCTATGCCTAGGATGGTTGTTCACAATACACATTTGTATGTACAAGCAGCGAATGAGATTAATCGATTAGTTGACAGTCATGTAGAATTATTAGAAACAGTAGTGCCTAAAGATTTATATGATGTAATTTTATCATTACATGAAATGTTTGCCAATCCGGATGAAGCTCCGCAGGTATACGAAAAATACATTAAAACATATAAAAAATTCGGCGGAAGTAGTATATCAACTACCGATGCAGAAAATTTTAATAAATTCTTTACATTTTAAATTTGGATAAATAATGGAAAAAAGCAAATTACAATCGTTTATTAATCGTTATTACTTAGCAGGAAATTGCGAGGCAGTTACATTAAAAGAATCAAATGATTCAATCAGTTGTGAATTAATTGATATGGATCAAACAATCGTTGGTAAAATTAAATGGAATACTAATCCATTTATGTCTGGAATGTTAGGTATCAATCATACCGGAGCATTAATTAAAATGCTCGGTGCATTAGGAGAAAATATTTCAATTGAAGTAAAGGATGCTGCAGGAAAAAATTATGCAATGAAAATTTCAGAAGGAACCACTCAAGCAACATTCATGTTAGCAGACACGACAGTTATTCCTACGGTACCAACAATTAATGCAGAACCAGATTATCAGATAACAATTCCCGTAAACGAAGAATTTATCAGTAAATTTATCAAAGCAAAGAATGCGTTGCCAGATGCTAAGAATTTTGCAGTTCAAGTAGTAAACAATCAGATTAAATTTATTATTAATTACACAACGGTTAATGCAGATAATATTTCATTTGAAGTTGGCCCGACTGCAGTTTCTAATATGGAACCGGTATGTTTTTCAGCAGATAAACTTAAAGAAGTGTTAACTGCAAATAGAGGAGACTCCGGAGAATTACATGTATCTCCAGAAGGATTGGCACGAATCAATTTTACTGGGCCTGACTTTGAATCTACATATTGGCTTGTAATGTTACAAAATTAATTATGATAGTATCTGTAGTAAATAAATCAAACAATATGCTACCCGAATATGAAACCCCGGGTAGCGCTGGTTTAGATATCCGATGTAGTGTAGATGTTGCTATTGATTCTGGAGGTAGATGTTTAGTTGACACCGGACTATTTGTAGAAATACCACACGGATATGAATTGCAAATAAGACCTAGAAGTGGATTAGCATTAAAACATGGAATTACTGTTTTAAATTCACCAGGAACAATTGATTCTGATTATCGGGGAGAAATAAAAGTTATTTTAATTAATCATGGTCCGCATTCCATAATCTTCAATGCCGGAGATCGTATAGCACAAATGGTTCTGTGTAAAGTAGAACAAATACAATGGCATCCGGTATCGGCATTAACTGGAACTAAACGTGGAGAAAAAGGATTCGGATCTACTGGGGGCAAATAATTATATTATGTTTAATACACAAGAAAATACACTATGGGTTGAATCATTTAGACCCGACACATTAGAAGGATACATAGGCAATGAACATATCATTGAAAAAGTACGCATCTTTATTAATAATGGTGATGTTCCTCACTTATTATTCTATGGTACCGCGGGTACCGGGAAGACCACGCTCGCAAAAATTATTGCAGGTAGTGTGGATGCCGATGTTATGTATATAAATGCATCTGATGAAAACTCAGTAGATGCTGTACGAGATAAAATTAAAAGATATGCATCGACAGTAGGATTTCGTCGTTGGAAAATCATTATTTTGGATGAAGCTGATTATCTTACTCCTAATGCTCAAGCAGCATTACGTAATCTAATGGAAACGTATAGCAAAACAACTAGATTCATTTTAACATGTAATTATGTAGAGAAGATTATTGATCCAATACAATCTCGTTGTCAAACATTTGCAATTACTCCTCCGAATAAAACAGATGTAGCAAAGCGGCTTGTGCAAGTATTAGAAGAAAAGCAAATTGAGTTTGATATTAAAGATGTTGCTGCAATAATTAATGCATCATATCCAGATATTCGTCGTGCAATCAACGCAGCACAAGCATCGGTTGTTAATAATAAGTTGCAACTAGATAAAGCAAGTGCGATACAAGCAAATTATATGACTGAAATACTAGATATTTTAAGAAATGCTAAAGATAAAAAAGCTGCATTTACAAAAATACGGCAAATTATTGCAGATAGTAAAGTACGAGATTTTACAGCATTATATACATTTCTGTATGACAATTTAGATGAGTTCGCCCATGGACATGTAGCACCATGCATTTTAATTATTGCAGAAGCTCAGTACAAAGATGCTCATGTGGTAGATCATGAAATCAACATTATGGCCATGTTCGTGCAAATTTTAGGAGAAATATGAGTAAATTAAATGTTAATATTGGCCCAAACGATATGCAGCCAATTCAATGCAAAGAATGTGATGGAATGTATTTTCGTCAAGTAATGGCAATTAACAAAGTATCAAAATTTCTAACAGGTGGAGATAAAGATACGATGGTTCCGGTTCCTGTGTTTCGATGTGATGATTGCGGGTCTATTCCAGAAGAGTTTCAACCTATTAAAATGAAAAAATAATGTCTAGCCCATACTATAAAGACGATGTAACAATTGTTTTTAAAACATCAGCTCGGAGCAATGCTAAAACCAAAATGAAAACATTGCGCAATAAAAGCATTGACGATGTATTAGAACGTAAAATTCCCGGAATACCAGATACAGCAGTTATACTAGAAATGGGTATTGGTCCAAATTTCGAAAAACAATGGCGAACTAAATATAAACTATAAATGGCAGAAGAAAAAAAGAGTGCAACTATGTTTGATTTTATTGATGGCGTAACAAGCAAAAAGAAAGCATGGAATAAATGGAGTGAAACTGATCAAAAAGCATTTTCACCATACATGACAAATCGCTTTCTATCAATGCGACAGGATTTAGTTGAATTAATTAATGAGTTACAAACATACACTATCGGATTGTTACGGCCACAAGAAACATATCGTCTTTATTACGAACTATTACCGCATAACAAGGCATTTGCTAAATACATTAAAGGTAAACAAGAAGATAAATTTTCCGATAAACTAATCTCTCAAGTTGCAGAGCACTACAAAGTAAGTCGTTCTGAAGCAACTGATTACGTGGATTTGATGGATCAAACTAGTTGCACTCGTCTGCTAAATTTATATGGATATACGGAGAAAGAAGTAAAGAATATGATGAAAGGAGTTAGGAAATGAGTGTAAATACACAATCACATTACCGAGGCAAAGATAGCCTGTATAAATTCGCAGAAGAATGGCAACTTACAAGTTATGAGTTTGATATCATTAAACGAGTTGTTCGATGTCGACATAAAGGTACGTTTCAACAAGACTTAGAAAAGACCAAAGATTTAATTGATATTTATCTGAAAGAAAAATTACCCAGTTATTCGGATCTTACAAAATAGTATTTTTGTTTTTGTTTTTGTTTATATTTATATTAAAAATTAGGAAATATACATGAAAAATCTTAAAGATCTTTTGTCAGAAAATATGCGACGTTTCGGTACAAAAAATTTATCAGAACAAGTAGATGCACAAACAATACAAATGAAATTAATTTCTAAATTTGTAGATGAAAAGAAGATTGGGATGGAATATAAAGACCCGTCGATGAAAGATGAGTTTTTTAATGATTACAGTGCAGAATATCAAGATTGGTTATTAAAAAACGGATTTAAAATGTCTGACATCGATATCACAGCATCAACCGGCGCATCTCAAGCAGATTTAATGCGTATTAATAATCTAATCACACAAAAACGTTGGTAATAAATTTAAATTAAAAATATTGAGTGCTAGCAGTAATGTTAGCACTTTTTTACTGTTCGGTTGTTTCCTAACATATTTTTTCTTATATTATAGTATGAAACAAGGAAACTATATTAATCCTATTTATAAGTTATCTTTACGCGATGCTGACACAGTTCCTCGTAGAATATCATATTCACAATGGTCCATGTATGAACGGTGTCCGTTATCCTGGAAACTTGCTTATATAGATGGATTAGCTCCATTTCAAGCATCAATCGATACATGTTTTGGTACAGCATTCCATGAGACTATGCAGTATTATATTGAAGTTATGTATACCGATTCTGTTAAACGGGCAGATTCTTTAGATTTGCGAAGTATACTAACTAACAAACTGCGAGAAGAATATCAACGCAATGTAACTGATACCGGATCTCACTTTTCAAATCCATTGCAATTAGCAGAATATTTAGAAGATGGTGTTGCTATTTTGGAATGGTTCAAGAAACGACGTAAGCAGTATTTTTCTACTAAAGATTATGAACTAGTAGGAATTGAAATAGAATTATGTACCCCAGCATCTCCCAATAACCCATCGGTTTATTTATTTGGATTTATTGATTTGGTTATACGCCATATTCCAACTAATACTATACATGTATATGATATTAAAACAAGTCGTGGCGGTTGGAACAAATATCAAAAATCAGATCCTTTAAAAGCAGCCCAACTCGTATTATATAAAAATAAATTTTCCGAGCAATTTGGTGTCCCGAAAGAAAATATTGTGGTTGAGTTTTTTATTGTGAAACGCAAAATGATTGAAGAGTCAATGTTTCCACAAAAACGCATACAATTATTTAAACCTAGCTCCGGCACGGTAACACAACGCAAAGTTCAAAAACAAATTGATGCATTTGTAGAACATTGTTTCGATTCCGAAGGCAATAAACTTGCAGATAAACCATATATGGCTATTTCCGGCAAGGGTGATAAAAATTGCAAATATTGCCCCTGGAAAACTGATTATGAAAATTGTCCTAAAGAAAATAGGATTCGTGTTGAAAAATAACTATAATATATTATGATTCAATATAAACATAAACATGCATACGTATACCGTTTTGAAATACAAAAGCGAGCTCCATTTGTAGGATGGGAAGTTATGGAATATGTTTTATTAACTGATGAAACTGGACCTAATAGTAAAAGTAACCGACAACTATTAGAAACTGGATTACGAATAGCATATAATCATATGCCTAAGAGTGTTAAATTTTCATATGAAAAATAGCATGGCAAAAGTAGCATTAATCGGAAATACGGGTTGGCAGAACAAACGAAAAGTTCAACAAACATTGCAAGAATTAAAACGCAAATTTTCTGATGAATTGATTATCATAGGTGGTGGCGGAAATGAAGGTGCTAATAGTATGGTACGTAAATATGCATTGGAATTCGGAATTGAATACAAAGAATTCAACCCATCATTTTCCGGATACAATTTATACTCAGCAATGCCAGAATCATATTATGGTAAAAAATATCATTTTTCACAATTACATCACCGCATGAAACTAATTGCAGAACATTGTGATTACATGCTCATAATGACAAATGAAACACAATTAGATCCTGTTTTAAAAACAGCATATACCAATGTTAACAAGTTAAAAAAGCCAGTAGTTATACTAGGCTGATATTTATAATAAAGTTATATAAAAGGAATAAATGGAGTTACCAAAATTAAAAAAAATCGATCCGAACAAACCAGCAAAAAAGAAAATTTTATTGTTAGCAGATGATTTTCGTTTGCCATCTGGAATTGGAACAATCAGTAAAGAAATTATTTTCAACACAGTTAAAGAATTTGATTGGATTCAAATTGGAGGTGCAATTAATCACCCAGACGCCGGAAAAGCATTTGATATGTCTGCAGAAATTGCACACGAAACTGGTATAGCAGATGCATCCGTTAAACTAATTCCATATAATGGATATGGTGATCGTAATATTCTATTTGCAATCTTAAATCAAGAACAACCCGACGCAATTCTTCATTTTACAGACCCGCGTTATTGGACTTGGTTATATGCATTAGAACATGAAATTAAAACAACATTTCGTATTCCAATTACATATTATTCCATATGGGATGATTTACCGTATCCTATGTGGAACGCCCCATATTACGGGTCATGTGATATGATTATGGGAATTAGTAAGCAATCGGATAATATTCATAGAGAAGTTCTTAAACAGAACGGATTTGGGGTGGTAGATTACGATGATGGAGATTCAGTACCCGCAGATATTAAATGGAATGAAGTAATCACCGGTTTTGTGCCTCACGGATTAAATCATAACACGTTTATACCAATTTCTAAAGATTCTGAAGAATACAAACAAATGCATTCTAGAATTAAAACTAATAATAATGTTGATTTTGTAGTAATGTGGAATAATCGCAATATTAGACGTAAACAGCCTGGCGATTTAATTCTATCATTTAAACATTTTGTTGATAAGTTACCGAAAGAAGATCAGTCTCGTGTAGCTCTATTAATGCATACACAAGCAATTGACGACAATGGAACAGATCTTAGAACTGTAGCAAAATCATTAGCCCCAAATTGTAAAATAATCTTTTCAGAACAAAAAATGTCAGCAAAAGAATTAAATGCAATGTATAATGTAGCTGATGTTGTAGTGAATATAGGTTCTAATGAAGGATGGGGTCTTAGTTCAACCGAAGCAATGCTATCAGGCACGCCAATTATTAATAATGTTACTGGCGGATTGCAAGATCAATGTGGATTTACGGATGAAAATGGTGAATGGGTTCGATTCAATGGTAAATTTTCAACAAATCATACCGGGCAATACAAGAATCACGGAGAATGGGTGAAACCAGTATTTCCTAGTAATCGTTCATTGCAAGGATCTCCGCAAACACCGTATATTTTTGATGATCGAGTAAATTTCGAAGATGTTGCTGATGCTATTATGTATTGGTATGAGATGGATGAGGCGGAACGAATGGTATGTGGTATGATGGGACGTAGTTTTTGTTTTGATAACGGATTAACTGCGGAATCAATGGGTAATAAAATGATTGAGATGTTCGGCTATTTATTTACAGCTGATAAACAACCAAGACCTTTATATACTCTAAACAAAGTAAATGCAGTAAAATACGAACAAATGGGAATAGTAGAATAATGAGAAAAGTAGTTATAGCATCGCCAGTAGCGACACAATCAGGTTATGGTCATCACGCGCGTGAAATCATAACAAATTTTATAGAACAACGAGGAAATGAATGGGACATTAAATTAGTTTCATTGCCATGGGGTCATACACCAATGACATATCCAATATCAACAGATCTTCAACTAAGAATTGTTCCGTTGCCATTAACAGAACAACCGGATGTTTGGATTCAAATAACTGTTCCAAATGAATTCCAGGCAGTAGGAAAACTTAATATCGGAATAACTGCAGGTACTGAAGGAGATGTTTGTCCAGAATCATGGATTGACAATCTTAATTCGATGCAATTGGTAATAGTTCCATCTGAATTTACCAAAAACGTATTTGAAAATACAGCAAGAACGAAAGGTAAATTACTTACTACACCAATTGAAGTAATTCCTGAATATTTTGATGAAACGGTATATTCAACAAAATCGTTATCAGCAACTAATGCAAAAAACATGTTGCCGCAATTAGATGAAATTTCAGAATCATTTGCATTTTTAGCAGTAGGGCATTGGTTGACTGGTGCAATAGGCCAAGATCGTAAAAATTTAAGTGGATTGATTCATTGTTTCTTCGACACATATAAAAATACAAAATCGGCGCCCGCTCTTATATTAAAAACGAGTGGAGCTACGTACTCAACCATGGATCGACTAGAAATTGAAAATAAAATCAACCAGATTCGAGATATATTCGGTACTGCAAAGTTGCCTAATGTATATCTGTTACATGGTGAATTAACTGATGATGAAATGAATGCATTGTATAATCATCCAAAAGTAAAAGCAATGATATCATTCACAAAAGCAGAAGGATTTGGTCGACCATTGTTAGAATTTTCTACTACAGGAAAACCTATAATTGCACCACATTATTCAGGTCAAGCCGATTTTCTTAAAAAAGATTTTATTTGTGAAATACCAGGCGGTTTAACTCCAATACATCCTTCAGCTCAAAATGATTTTCTAATTGGTGAAGCAAAATGGTTTTCTCCTGATTATGCATATGCAGAAAAATTAATAAAAGAAGTTGAAAAGAATTATAAAAAATGGTGCGATTTAGCTAAACGACAACGTTATTTTGTTAATTCAACATTCTCTAAAACTGCAGTAAAAACAACATATGAAAGTGTTTTAAGTAAAGTCGATGTACTTGTAGACAGATTACCAAAACCCGTACAATTGCAATTGCCAAAACTTAAAAAATTAGAATTGCCAAAATTACAAAAGGTTGGTGAATAATAAATAATTTCTTATAATATGTTATGAAGATATCATACGCAATTACGGTTTGTAATGAATTCATCGAAATTCAACGATTATTAACTTTTTTGTTAGAACATAAACGACCTCAAGACGAAATTGTTATTCAAATGGATTTGTCTGTAGCCGATCTTAATAGTATGCCAGAAGCTAAAAAATTAGTTTGGCAGTATATTATGAAGCATAATGAGCAAGGGCATTGCCGAGTTATATTTAACCCATTAAATAGCGATTTCTCAGCATTTAAAAATCATTTAACCCAACAATGTACCGGAGATTATATCTTCCAAATTGATGCTGATGAATACCCATCAGAGGATTTAATTAAACATTTACATGAGCTTTTAGAATTGAATCCTGAAATGGATATTTTCTTAGTACCACGAGTAAACACAGTTGAGGGTTTAACACCTGAACATATTCAACAATGGGGCTGGAGAGTAAACGAAAAAGGTTGGGTTAATTGGCCTGATTTTCAATGGCGTATTTGGAGAAATGTACCTGAAATTAAATGGATAAATAAAGTACATGAGCGGTTGGATGGGTTCAAAACATATACTATTCTACCAGATGTAGAATATTTTGCTTTATATCACCCAAAAACAATTGAACGACAAATAAAACAGAATAGTTATTATGAAACATTATGAGTAATGAAACTTATACCGACTTAGAATATGAATTCTTAAAAGAAAAACATGAAACTTTGAGAATGGAAGTTATAGAAACATTTGTTAAACAATATCCTAATGATGCTGAGTTAGGTAAGGCTATTAGGGAATTTATAAATTTAAATAAAAAATAACATGGATGAAATTTTAAATCTAGTAGAACAATATATTAAAGAAAAGGATTCTAAGAAAGAATGGATTCCAGGAAAAGATTTAGTACAATATGCAGGTAATTATTTTGATGAAAAAGAATATGTAGCCGCAGTAAAAACTTTGCTAGGAGGTTGGTTAGTATTAAATCAAGAAGGCATTCGATTTGAATCTAGATTTCCTAAAAGATTAGGTAAAAAATTAGGTATTTTAACTAATAGTGGTTCTAGCGCCAATTTATTGATGTTAGCAGCATTAACATCGAAACGGGGTATGAATTTGCCTAAAGGCACTAAAGTATTGACTCCGATAGCTGGATTTCCTACAACAATTAATCCGATATTACAATTAGGATTCACTCCTGTATTCGTTGATATTGAATTAGATTCATTAAATTTGGATTTAGACCAGGTAGAACAGAAATTAAAAGAAGATCCAGAAATTAAAGTAATTACCTTTGCTCACGTATTAGGTAATCCGCCGAACATGGATCGTTTAATGGAATTAGTTGAAAAATACAATTTAATTTTCTTAGAAGATTGTTGCGATGCATTAGGGTCTTCATATAAAGGGCAAATGCTAGGTTCATATGGTAAAATGGCAAGTTGTTCATTTTACCCAGCACATCATATCACAATGGGTGAAGGTGGATTTGTAGCGTGTAATGATATGGAAACAGAACGCATCCTAAGAAGTTTTAGAGACTGGGGTCGTGGATGTTATTGTGTAGGTAAACAAAACCAACTTGAATGTGGTATGTGTAATCAAAGATTCAATAATTGGTTACCAGCATTACCGGATGATGTATTTGATCACAAATATGTTTATGAAGAAATTGGTTATAATTTAAAGCCAATTGAAATGCAAGCTGCCATGGCATTTGTGCAAATGCAAAAATTAGAAGAAATAGGCCAAATTCGAAGAAAGAATCATAAATTAATTACTTCTATCTTTGAAAAATACAGTGAATATTTTATTTTACCTAAAGCAACTGATGGTGCAGATCCAGATTGGTTTGCAGTTGCATTGACAGTAAAAGATGGAGCTGGATTTAGTAGAGCAGATTTTTGCCAATTTTTAGAATCAAATAAAATTCAAACACGTCCATATTTTGCAGGTAACATTATGTTGCAACCAGCATACCAAGGAATCATGGATTCTGAACAAGTAATCAAAGATTTTCCGGTAGCACGAAAAGTAACGACTGACACATTCTTTTTAGGTTGTAGTCCCGTAATTACAGAGCAACAAATTGAATACATTGGTACAATTGTAGATAAATTTTTTAGTGAGTTAAAATGAAAAGATTAGTTACCGGTGGTACTGGTTTAGTTGGATCTGCAATATATGCAGATGTAAAAGTCGGGCGAAATTATAATTTAACTGATTCTAATACATGTGATGCAATGTTTTCTAAATATCAACCAACACACGTAATACATTGTGCAGCAAAAGTTGGTGGATTAGGCGGAAATATGAATTACAAGGGTGAGTATTTTCATGACAATATTTTGATTAATACAAATGTTATCGAATCTGCTAGAAAACATGGAGTTACGAATTTAGTTTCATTTTTATCTACATGTATATTTCCAGATAATATTGAATATCCGCTAACAGAGAAAAAAATACATTTGGGTGAGCCTCATTTTTCAAATTATCCGTATGCATATGCAAAAAGAATGGCTGATATTCAAATTAGAGCATACCGAGAACAATATGGAGTAAAGTATACATCAGTAATACCATGCAATATATATGGTCCTAATGATAATTTTTCATTAGAGCATGGACACGTAATTCCTATGTTAATGCATAAATTATACTTAGCTCAACAACGTAATGAAGATTTCATTGTTTGGGGCACCGGAAAGCCATTACGAGAATTTATCTTTTCTAAAGATGTAGCAAAGTTAGCAGAATGGGCATTACATAATTATGATGAATCGGAACCAATCATATTTAGTACTTCGAATGAAATTAGTATTATGGATTTGGTAGATTTATTAGTAAAAGAATTTGAATTTAAAGGAAAAGTTATATTTGATACAACTAAACCCGATGGACAATTTAAAAAACCATCGGATAACAGCAAATTAAAATCATATCTTCCGAAGTTTGAATTTACTTCAATTGAAGAAGGTATAAGAGAAACAGTACATTGGTTTAAAGAAAATTATGACACAGCAAGGAAATAAAATAGCACTTATTACAGGTATCAACGGACAAGATGGTTCGTATTTATCTGAATTTTTATTAGAAAAAGGATATGAGGTCCACGGGATTCTAAAAAGAAATTCTGTATCAGAAAATCAGACAGCGCGATTGGATAAAGTATATTCTAGATTAAAATTGCATTATGCTGATATGTCAGACTTATCATCATTGATACGAGTTATTCAAGAAATACAACCAGACGAAATTTATAATTTAGCAGCACAATCCCACGTAAGAATTAGTTTCGATCAACCTTTATATACAGCTAACGTAACTGGGTTGGGTGCATTAAATCTTTTAGAAGCAGTTAAACTATCAAAACCAGATTGTAAAGTTTATCAAGCATCATCATCGGAAATGTTTGGGAATACAATCGACACAGATGGATATCAAAGAGAAACTACGGCAATGAATCCAGTATCTCCCTATGGATGTGCTAAGGTATTTGCATACAACATAAGTAGAAACTACCGTAATTCATATAAAATGTTCGTATCTAACGGCATTTTATTCAATCACGAATCGCCTAGACGCGGAACAAATTTCGTAACAAATAAAGTAGTAAAAGAAGCCGTAAAAATTAAATTAGGTTTATCCGATCAATTGCGGTTAGGTAATTTAAGTGCTACGAGAGATTGGGGTCACGCAAAAGATTATGTACGTGCAATGTGGATGATATTACAATTAGATGAACCAAATGATTTTGTTTGTTCAACGGGTATATCACATTCGGTGCAATATTTATGCGAATATGTTTTTTCTAAATTGGATTTGAATTGGAGAGAATATGTAAAAGCTGATTCAAAATTTTTAAGACCTGAAGAATTACATGATCTCAAAGGAGATTGTACTAAATTAAAAACAGCAACCGGTTGGGAACCTGATTATACATTTGAATCAATGCTTGATGAAATGATTGCATATTGGATGGAGTTTTATAAATGAAAATAGCATTTTTAACAGAGATGGGATTTGAAGGAAAGATTCCTGCAGATCACACTAATATGAGAACGGAATTTGCTTGGATGCATGCATTAGATGCAGATCATTATAATATACAAAATTATAATTCAATTATTGGGTATGACATTGTCATTATATTGTTCCCGCAGGGCAATGTTATGGTAGATACCCATGGCGTAGAAATATCAGCTAGAAAACATGATGTATTAGGATCTATTTTAGAAACTGATTTAGTCAATGTATTAAAATCTAATAATAAAATTATTTGTCATATGCAAGAAGGCCCGATTTGGTTATTCAATGAATATGACTTAAATGTACAATTTAATTATTATAATAAGTTAAATGATTTTGATTTATTATTGGCACACAATGAAAGTGATGTTTTATGGTATAAAGGTTTATTTCCAAATAAGACAGTCGAAGTTATGCCAACATTAATGATTGAACACCATTTGCAAAACTTCATAAATTATAAAACAGACAATGTTATCATTGGAGGTAATTTTTCTAGATGGTACGGCGGCTTTCAGAGCTTTATCGTTGCAAATGAATTTGATGGAGAAAAATGGACTCAAGATTCTCATTCTAAACGAACAAATGAAGAACATATCGAAGGATTAAATCATTTACCTAGATTAATGTGGGTAGAATGGATGAAACAATTGTCTACATTCAAATATGCAATACATTTAATGCCAACCGTAGCAGCAGGTACATTTAGTTTAAATTGTGCTTATTTTGGAATTCCATGTATAGGAAATAAAAAATTAGATACACAAAAATTATGTCATCCAGAATTATCAGTTGATGTTGAAGATATTGATATGGCTAGGCAATTAGCTTATAAACTTAACACAGACTCTGAATTTTTTATGCATTGTAGTAAAGTAGCAAAAGAAAATTATACAAAATATTATGATTTAGAATTGTGGAAATTAAAAATGTATGATATCTTTAAAGAAACTATTAAAAAAGGAAATATATGAATAAATTTGAAATAAAAGGTACTAAATTAGTCGAAATACCATATCTAGAACGCGAACTAGAAAAACAAGTTGAATCTGATAAAATTTTAATTGTTGGAGAACGTATTGCAACTGAAGGAATTCTTCAAGCAGTTTTAAAAAGACCATTTGATTCATGTTTATGTACTGATATTATGCCTATGGGTGCTAAAAGTACATTAGAATATATTATCGATACTGATAACAGAGTTTCATTTATACAACAAGATTTTATCGAAGCTGATGAAGAAACAAAATACAAATATATTATATGTATTAATGTATTAGAACATTTCGGAATGAATTTTGCAGAATTTTCAGGATTTTCTGGTGAGTACGCCGGCGATGATTTTATTCGATGGAATCATGATTTACGTGCAATAGAAAAAATGATAACGTTATTGGATGATTCAGAAGATGCAAAAATAATTATTACAGTTCCAGCTGGACAACCAATAATGTCTGGTGATATTAATCCTGGTAATAAGATGCCATTTCTTCGAAGATATGATTGTGATAGAATACAATTGATTGAACAATTGGCAACTAGAAATAAATGTAACATTGAAAATACATTTTATTTTTCTGAAAATTTTAATGATTGGTTTGAAACATCAATTGACGCAACAACAATGCAATATGCATCAACAAATAATCCATATTCTCCAAATCTAATTTGGGCGTTTACATTGCAAAAAAATCAAAAATAATGAAACAAAATAAATTTAGGATCGTAACACCTTCATACAATAATGAAGAATGGGTTGAATTTAATATTGCTAGCATATTAAATCAAACATATACTAATTATGAAGTTTTATATCTTTGTGATGCATCTACCGATACGACATTTGAACGAGTTACTGAACTAGTAGGAGATAATCCTAAATTTAAACTTATCAATAGATCTGAGAATAAAGGTGCAATGTATAATTATTCTCATGAATTGGAAGAATTTTTAGCTGACGATGATAGTATCATGATTCATCTAGATGGTGATGATTGGTTATATGATGAAACAGTCTTAGAAAAATTTAATCAATATTATAATGAGCATGATTGTTGGATGACATACGGTGGCTTTATTGCATGGAATGGGTTTGATGAAGAACCAACATTACCATATCCGCAATCAACACCATTTCCAGATTTCATACATCAACATAAATTATATCGACAAGATTATTGGCGAGCAAGTCATTTACGTACATATCGATCCTTTTTATACAAGGCAATCAATATGAATGATTTTGTTTCTAAATTAGATAATAAATTATATTGGCACGCAGCTGATTTAGCAATGCAATATCCATGTTTAGAAATGTGTACTCCAGAAAAAATTGGATTGATTGATTTTTATGCGTGTGTATATAATCATAGTAAATCTAATCAAGTACGAACACATGAACGCGAAAGTGTTGATAATAGTAAATATGAATTTGAGATTCGCAATAAAAAACATTACAAAGAAGGTTTAAGTGGAGAAACATTGCCGCAAGTAAATGTAATTGGCGATTTCCGAGAACGAAATAGTATACCTAAAACGTTTTCATATACATATGGATTATCCGATGGCGAGTTTGATATAACATTGATTCAAGATATGGATATTATTAAATTCATTAATGGTGAGATAACTATTAACAGAGGTAAAATTATTGCCGATATACATGAAGCTCCGCATTTATTACAACAAAATCAAGTATATGACGCAGTTAAACAAAATGCCGATAAATTTGATAGAATTTTAACATTTGATTCAGAATTATTGAAATTACCCAATGCTGTGTTTAGAAATGGTGGATATGAATCAGTTTTAAATAAAAATGTTCATTCACAAGAATATCCTTTATTACAAGATGAATCTTTATATAAAATTTATGATAAAACAAAATTAATATCATTTATTACATCAAATAAAGTAATGACTAAAGGTCATCAATTTAGAATCAATTGTGCACAAACATTAATGTCTAAACAAGTTAATGTTGATTATTTTGGTCAAGGAATTAATGATATTGTAGGTAAGATTGAAGGATTACAAGATTATAGATTCTCGATAACTATTGAGAATGGAAGATATGATAATTATTTTACAGAAAAAATATTAGATTGTTTTCTAACTGGTACTATTCCAATTTATAACGGATGTGAAAATATTTCGGAATTTTTTGATATGAATGGAATCATTGTATTCGATACAATTGATGAATTACATGATATTATTTCTAATTTAACAGATTCAGATTATGAATCTAAAAAAGATGCAATACAGCGAAATTTTGAATTAGCAAAACAATATGCATATAATAATGATCGAGTATTTGATAAATTTCTTAAAGATTTAATTTGAAAATAAAGAAAAATTTATTATAATAAATAAACATGTATAGATTATTACACCCTACCCAGCCCAATTCTGGAATGTTTGCATTTATATGGCAAACAATTAGAGCAATGTATCATTATCCAAATGATAACTATTATGTTTGGTTTGGAAGAGAATCTTGTTATTTTGATGAAGAAATGTATCAACAACAAGATATTAGCAATGTATGGGATTATTATTTCAAACAACCACATACGAATACGATGCCAACCGAAATAAGTTCAGAAGTTGGATTACTACATGATGAATTTAGTGAATTTCGAGATATTCTTTTAACACCAGATGTATATGAAAAACGCAGAGCTGAATATCATGATATCATAACAAAACATGTACATTTACTCCCACACGTTCAACAAAAGATTGATGCATTTTATGAACAAAATTTTAAAGATACGAAAATATTAGGAGTTCATTGCAGAGGTACCGATCATCCGGATAAAAAAAATATGTCATACTATATCGAACAAATTTCAAAATATGTTGATGATTATGATTATATCTTTATAGCATCTGATGAACAATATAGAGTTGATTGTATTAAACACGCATTTGGTGATAAAGTTATCGAATATGATGTAACATTTAGAAGTATATCAGAATCTCCATTGCATTATCATAATTCATATCAATGTAGCAAATATTATATTGGTGAGGATGTGATTATTGAAGCATACTTATTAGCTAAAGTTAACATGTTGTTATGTTGCACTGGCTCAAATGTAAACTATTTTATTCGCGCATTAAATTTAAACTTAAAATATTCATACTTATGATACAAATTAATTTATTTAACAGTTCAGAAAGTCAATATAGATTGCCGCTTGTTAAAGCTGCATTAAAAGAATTTTCTAATATTAAATCTGAAAACAAACAAAAAGTACATCTCGTTGTATATTTCCATGAAAAAAATGAAGAAGTATGGAATGAATTATTATATCCTGTAATCGAAGCAGGTATTGATGTTTCAGTAGCAGCAATGCCAGCTGATACATATATGGATAAGGTTACTATTGCAACCCAATCTGAATATCCTTATTTATGTAAATGGGATGATGATGTATTTATCAATCGATATGTCTGGGACTTCATGATCGAAAATGTATCAGTTGTCGATCGACCAGATGTGAGTGTTTTAGCACCTACATTATCTAATGGTATGCCATCATTAGGTTTATTTATTGAAGATTTTTTAAATGAAGCGGAAACGTCAAAAGTACATGAAATTTTCTTAAAGGATAACGTTGTACCGGATATTTGGGGATGTAATCATCATGCAGTATACAATGCTGTAAAAAATATGGATCATTGGGATGATAGAAAGTATTGGAAACTTGTCGATACAAATAATCCAATTAAAAATACAAATCATCCGTGGCATATGTTTTTAGCAAAAGGTTTGCACCCAGGTAGATTTTCATATGATTACAATATGTTCTTAGCAAAACATGCAGAAAATAATATCGAAAAATTATTAGAACCAAATGATTATTTTTTAGATACATATAAAGCTCCATATTTTTGTAATAATTTATTTATTTCAACAACGGAATTTTTTAGAGAATCGCAAAAACTTTTCTTCAATCATTGGGATGAAGGACAAATGACAGCGTATATGAATTTACTTGATCAAGTACCAATGTTTGTCAGAAACTGTTACGGTATACAACCTGCATATGGATGTACTGTTAATCAAAAAGAAATTGAAAATTATTATATATCTAACATATTTGAAAAACTATGAAACAATTATTAAATGTAGATTTAATATCTATTAACTGTGTCAATCCTGAACAAAGTGTAAAAGCATTATTACATAGTTCGCAACATATAGAATTTGGATCAATAAAATTATTTGCACATTATAAACCAGATAATTTACCAGATCATATTCAATATATTCAAACTGAAAAATTAACACATCAAACAATCAATTGGTTTGCATTAAACAAATTATCAGATTTTATTGACAATGAATATATGTTATCAATTCATGATGATGGTTTTATTATCAACCCGCATTTATGGTCAGACGAATTTTTAAAATATGATTATATCGGTGCGCCATGGCCAGTACTGGATTGGTGTTCGAAGAATCGAGTAGGTAATGGAGGATTTGTTTTAAAAAGTAAAAAATTCATGAATTTAGAACAATCACTTCCTAAATCAGATGATCATAATGATACTGTAGTAACTAATACATACTATGACTTCTTTAAAATGTATGGTTGTAAATATGCACCTATAGATGTTGCAATGAAATTTTCATTAGAACATGCAATACCAGAATGCGAATATAATTTAGAAAATACATTTGGCTTTCATGGAAAATTAGATGAACAAGCATTAAACAAAATTAAATTATTGGAGAAATATGATTGATTTAACAAATGTAACAATATTGTCAATAAACACGCACGCCCCGGAAATGTCTGTACGTGCATTACAATATAGTTCTAAAGAAATTAATTTTAAAAATAAAAAGATATTATCTAATAGGATTCCTAATAATTTAACTGATGATATCGAATTTATACAAATACCAGAATTCCACGGACGAGATCAATATAGTGATTTCGTAATGAACAATTTAAGTGATTATGTCGATGGTGATTTTGCTATGATGATTCATGATGATGGTTTTATTATCAACCCGCATTTATGGTCAGACGAATTTTTAAAATATGATTATATCGGTGCACCATGGCCCGGACCGATAGAACAAACTACAGAAAGAGTTGGCAACGGAGGATTTTGTATCCGAAGTAAAAAATTAATTGATTTTTGTAAAACTATAAAAGCAGAACCAGGTCATGATGATTGGACTATAGGAGTAACTCATAATAAGTATTTACGAGAACAAGGATTTACATTTGCTCCGGTACATGTTGCAATGAAATTTTCTTTAGAATCTGTAATATCGGAATGTCTTTTTGATTTAACACAAACATTTGGATTTCATGGTAAACGTCATCCATCAACTCAATCAATGATAAATTTATTAAATGAAATATAATATGGAAAAAATTAATGTATTCGGCGGCCATGGATTTATTGGCAGTCGTTTTTGCGAAATGTTTAGTGATCAAATAGTAGTTAATGATCGGGATGATTATAAACCGCAAACAGATAACATATTGTATTTCATTAGTACAATAGATAATTACAACATACATACGGATTTACACATCGATGTGGACACAAACTTAACAGTACTGTTAAATGTGTTAGATCACCTTAAAACGCGTCCTAACGCAACGTTTAATTTTGTTAGTTCTTGGTTTGTATATGGTCAAAATGATAAAACACCGTTCCGAGAAGATGATTTAGCTTGTAATCCAACAGGTTTCTATTCTATTACAAAAAGATGTGCAGAACAGTTAATTATTAGTTTTTGTAATACATATGGTATTAAATATCGTATCTTTCGATTAGCTAATGTATTAGGTGAAGGTGATTTTAAAATTTCTAAAAAGAAAAATGCATTACAGTTTTTAATTAAAGAAATTGTCTTAC